ATGATTACTCCCTGACAGGGTTCGTAGGCCACTCAATATCAGGTGCAGTTGATGTATCAACACGGTTCAGCAGCATCCGATACTTTTTCCAGGCTTCCAGCAACGGGGTTTCTTCCTCCGTTGCATATACAGCTCACCTTTTTTCACCCACGATTAACCAACAGCCAGACCAGCAGACACGCCACCACCGGCACAGCAAAATCCATCAGGCTTGCCACATCCCATGCACGTGTATCAAAACCGCCCCACCACGGCATATTCATTCGCTTGCCATGCCCGAACATTTCGATCCAGCGATATTCTGCCTGGGTGTGTTCACGCGCAATGAAGAACGTACAACCGGCTATCGCCCCGTAAGCCCAGTTCCCGGTAAAAAGACCAATCAGTAGCTGCGCAGCCACAGCACAAAGCGCATGAAGGAAAGGTGTTATATCCATTTTCATCCTACCCAATAAAACGGGGCGCTCGGCCCCTTAATATTATTTAGACGCAAGCGCCGCCTCAATTGCAGATAATCTTTGTCTTAATTCTGCGTTTTCTTCTTCCAGTGCTGTTATTCTGTCGTCTGACTCTCTGGCTACCTGAACAAGCAAGCCAGTAACACCAGAATAATCTACTGTGTAATAACGTTCACCTTCTTCACCTTCCGATCCGCTCGCACCGTCCTGATATTTCATTGCGGAACCTACAACTTCTGGGATTGCTTCCAGAGCTTCCTGTGCAATGACACCAGCATAGGGCATACCGTTTTCTTTAAGCGTGTATGTATAGCCGTTCATTTTACGGATGCGGTCGGTTGCATTATCGATCACCTGAATGTTGTCTTTCAGATCCCGGTCGGAATGCTGGTTAAATGCGGTGGCATGACATGCACCATTAACGCTTAACATATAGGTGTTATCGGTATTTTTCTGCGCATAGAACATATAAGCGCCACCATCAACACCGACTTCATAAACAACAGGACGGCTGGAGTTGCCCCACAATTGAGCAGTAACACCAGCATAAGCGGTTCCCTGTGTGTTTAATGTCATGGTTGACCCATGATTGGCATATTTGATCTGTAATGTGTCGGTGTAATCAAATTTAATAAGCGCGTTACTTCCACGCTTGCTGTATGACATAAGGCAGTTACCCATTTTGAGGTATCCGCTGTCACCGGGAAAAATCATCGTACCGCCATAAAGGTTGGTAAAGTCCCAGCAAATGTTTGTCCCGTTATCGTTCAGGTTAAGGCGCGCCATTGCGTTACCTGGACTGTCTATCCATTTTTTGAGGTATAGTTCGCAATACGCATCCTCAACACCTGCCGTCCTGTGAGTTGAGCGGAGTTTTCTCCCAAATATAGCTCCGCTAGTTGGCAATACCTGCTGATACCATGAAGCAGACCAGTCACCAACGATTTCATCTTTGCTGTCTACATATAATTTTGTTGCGTAGCTTCCTTGATCGTTTTTTAATTTGCTAACGTCGGATTTTAGCGTTTTGATGTCATCAGGAATTACTGTCGATGTAGCCATTTTTCTTCCTCACATCCAGCCACGAAGTTGATGCTCAACAGCAACCACGTATTCATCGAATAATGACGATATTTGCGAATCATTAATGATGCGCACGTTTACAAAATATCCGTCTTCCTTAACACATACCGGTTCGCCATCTTCAGTCAGTTCTCCGGTTTCTTTGTACACGTTACCTATCACGTCGATAAGAATATCATCCTGCATCGACTCGTCATCATAATAGCCAGTGCTATCCATAAAGGCCGAAAAGTCGGCCCTGTCTTCAAATTTGAGTGTTAAATCTTTCATTAGATTGACTCCCCCACCTGAGCATCAGTCAATGCCTTGTGCCATATTCTGAAATTCCTGACATGACCAAATAAATGACGTAACCCGGCTGTAGTCTGGCCTCCAATACGGATAATTGCGGTGTTCTGAATACAGGACCATGTGGTTTTTGTTTCGCTGGATATATGCCCGTTACTTACTGAGCACGTAGACTGCTCTGACTTTACACGCATCCCCATAACCATTTTTTCAAGCGATGCGTTTTCGTTTACCCGTCTGTTAGCTCCTCCAATATCGCAATAAGGAAATCCGTCGTAATCTGTTGAACGACCGAAGCCAAGAATAATAGCCGCTCCGGTTTGATGACCGCCGGTATCAAAAACACGTGGCGCTGCATTTGGCGTTTTATACCAGTTCTTATGTACCTCACAAAGAACCGTAAAAGGAAGATTATAAAGATTATTCTTAATTGGAACTGTAACTATATCGCTTGCGCGGGTCGCCGCCGTCGCTCCTGATATAATAAAAGATGATACACAAGGCCCATCTTCTACTTGTGGGGTGGCCAGATAAATATAGTCACCAGATACGGTTGCCCCGCTCTGCTTAGGAGAATACTGTATCTGAGAGCCTATTTTTAACTCCCCATCAATTGCCTGAATTGTTGCCTCTGCAAAAATCCATCCGGTAGCTTCGTCCTTTCTGACTCTCGCTGTAATCCTTGAGGCAGCACCGCCTGTCATATTAATTTCAAGCGTTTGTGTATCAATATACGCATCACCAAGAAAAGTTGTTGCGCTACCGTCATATTTATCAAACCGGATACGCAACCTTACCTGCAGTTCTGTTTTAAAACGACATGAGGTTGTCACGTGTTTATTATCGCCTGAGACATCAACTGACTTTGTTGCAGCAATTGATGCCATATTAATGGCTGAGGTTTGCCCAATCAGAGAATCGTTGCAGACAAACTTTCCATAGGTAAAACCAAAATTATCCGTCCCTGTTTCGGGCACATCCATATTTGACGATCGCCCCCAACTGGCAGGGCTTTCCGAATTGAGCATGTAGTTTGTTCTTTGCCCCTCAATAAGCAGGCCATCACGTTCAAATCGTGGCTCGTCAATGGCAGCCTCTGTCAGCACACCAGATTTGTTAATATAGGTTGCTTTCGATGCACGTTTAAACTTAACAATCTTGTCGCCAGGCATCGTTATTTCATCGTCACCAATAACAATTTTTTTATATGATGGCGAAAAGCCCGTAATCATATCCAGCGAATCGTTAAATGGTATCCACACATCAGGCAGCGGCTGTAAGACATATTTATACGGCTCCGCAGCCTGGCTTGCGTACTCTCTGGCTGCATCTTCGCTTGCTTTAGCTGCCGTCTGGCTTGCTGCCGATGCTTTCGCTGAGTTCGCAGCCGCTGTTTCGCTCACCTTTGCGTTGGTTTCACTGGTTTTTGCTGCTTTTTGACTGTTAGCTGATGCAGTGGCAGAAGCAGCCGCCGCGCTTGCAGAACTGGCTGCGGCACTCTCGCTTTGGGCCGCTGCATCCTGACTGCTTTTCGCCGCAGTTTCACTGGCTTTGGCATTCGTTTCGCTGGTCTTCGCTGCCGTCTGGCTGGACTTTGCGTTAGTTTCACTCGTCTTCGCAGCTTTCTGGCTGTTAGCCGCAGCAGTTGCTGATCCAGCTGCTGAAGTCGCAGAACCGGCTGCCGCGCTCTCGCTTTGGGCTGCTGCAACCTGGCTGTTTTTTGCCGCAGTTTCACTGGCTTTAGCATTCGTTTCGCTGGTTTTCGCTGCCGTCTGGCTGGACTTTGCGTTGGTTTCGCTCGTCTTTGCGGCTGTCTCACTGTTTTTCGCGTTGGTTTCTGATTTTTTGGCTGCTGTCGCGGAGTTTGCCGATGCAGTCTGTGAGGTCGCTGCCGCCTGTGCGCTGTTAGCTGCATTCGTTTCTGAGGTTTTCGCCGCGTTCTTCGATGATGCCGCTGCAGTTTCGGATTTCTTTGCCGCCGCTGCGCTCTGAGAGGCGGCTTCAGCGTTGCGTGCCGCTTCTTCCACCATTT